CCTTTCTGATCTGATGTTAGATCATTTACCGCAAATTTAATACGATACGTATATTCTTTAGCTGATTCAGCCAAGTAATAGTCTCGATATTGTGATGTCATTGTAAGAAATTCCTCTGCTTATTTTCTAGTATTTATCAAATACTACAAATAAACGTCGGATTAATCAATGGATTGAATATGCAAGTGCTTGAGTAGCTCATTGCGGTCGAATTCTGTGCCTTCTGCTAGTGGAGAATCGTTGCCTCCGCCTGATAGTCGATCCATTCGCATCTTTTTAAGCTGTAGGTCAATAGTCTTAAGCTTACGATTGATTTTTGCTTCTTTAGCTTCAAGTGAAGTCTTGAGCATAGATGCAGCAACTTCCATCATGCGGCCAGCGTGTGCGTCGGCCATATTCATAGCTAAATCCTTAAGCTCTGCATACGATTCAAGTGCCTCTTGTGCTATCTCATCCATTTCAACATCGTTGTTGTCAAGTTCTGTGACAGTCGTTAACGCATGTTCAATCTTTTCTGCTACTGTGAGTGCATTTAAGATTTTAGTTGGCTCATCTACTTCTGCAATTTCTGTAGACTCGACTGGCTTTTTTTGTGCAGCGAGTGCTTCTTTGATTGGAGGTAGGTCGAATGTTTCTTCTAGGCTCTTAGTCATAATTGTATTTATCACTTATTAATTACTTTTTCCTAGCTTTCTTGGCACGCTTTCCTTTTGGCTTAGGTTTCTTGCCGAAAAGTTCACTCTCATTAATGACTTTGAATCCAAGTCCGTGATTTTTACAAAAAACTGCCGCTGCTTTCCATTTTGCCATATTGACTGCGTAACGCATTCTATCACCTTGTGATTTTGTTTCACTCAAATGAGTTTCTTTTGCAGGTTTTACTTCGATTATCTCTTGTTTACGATTACCTTTCTTATCTTCGTATACCATTAAGAAATCAGGTACATATACTGATAATTTATTGGTCAACGGATTCATATAAGGAATTCTAATAGGCTCGCTTGCCCAACTAACAATATTAGGATGATTATCTGCCATCCTCATAAATGTCAGTTCCCATGAACTACGATACCTTGGTTTTCGCGGGCCCGTATACTTGCCTGGATTAACAGGCGTATATACACCGCTTTCGTATTTTGTTTTTTTAGCCATTACGCTATCAAATAACGGCTGCGTAGACTATTACCATTGTCGATGTCTTGTGAAGCACCTAGTTGGCTACTGCCGTCTCTCAATTGATTGATATAAATATATGCGGTGTTTGATACTAATGACATTTCTTCTGTACTAGATGAATCTATAAGTGACATAACAGGCACGCCTTGCGCTTTTGCTGCATCAACCATTACCATTGCCATAGCTTTTGCAGTAAGTGGTTCAGCGCCTAGTCCTTGCATGTGTCCTAATGCTGCTTGATAATCAGCAATTTTTATAGAATCTGGTTCAAGAGTATTTGCTGTTCTTTGAAAATCAGCAGGCTGTGTGCGTTCGCCACCTAATCCATTTACAACATTGTTCGCAAGTTTTCCATTGGTCTGCCTTGCAGAAACTTCTGCACCTAAGAACCGAACTAAACTCGTTGATTGTCGATTAACCGCCATCTTCTTCCTCTGGAGTTACGATTCCTGTTACAATTGAAGAAACTCCTGCTGCAACCCCTGCTGTGAAATTATCTCGGGTACGATTTATTGCATTTCGTCCTATTAGATTTGCTGTTGTACGCAATGCCTGTACTGGATCAGGATTGAAACTTACTGTGCCACCGAAAATACTTGCAGCAGCGACAGTACCTATCGCATTAGGAATTGAGCCTAACACTCCACCGATACCATCAGAGACACGTTGAATATTTTGTTGTCCTACTACACCTGAAACTACTGATCCGATAGGGGATGAAATAAAGTTATTTAAGAATCCGCCTGCGCCTGAAAATCTATCAGCAAAGGTCGGCGGACAAGAAGTATTTGGGAATGCAGGTCGGTTAGCTGATGAAATATTTCTTCCTAATATTGGCGTACGAATAGTGATGAGATTTGCTAATTCATTGAAATCTCCATAGCGATAGCGGTCTAGTTCGTCTGAATTTAGTCTATCATTAATATTAGCATAAACAACCCCTTCATATGCAAACTCAAATTGCATTTGAACTAAACCTGAGCTATCTTCGTAGTCTAGTGTATCGTGAGTAAATGCTGTTACGCGCGGCCGTACAATTTCTGTACGTGAAAATCTTCCGCCATGCACTTGAAAAATTTCAATGCTGTCGATTAAATATTTGTTGTTGCCTACCCGCTTGAGATTGTAACCATAGTTATCATTAAAGCGATCCTTGATTATATCATTTTCATATTCTCGAGGATTTCTTTTTTGGTGCATTTTTGCCGCCTAGCGCATCAAAAAATGCTGTGAGGAAACCAGGATTGCTTTGTCCTCCACCGCCAGTTCCCAATTTCTCAAACGCATCACCGTCTTTAAAGTAATATTCGTAATACATTTCCCATAAACGTAGTGTACGTCCTTCTACGCTATCATGCATTGTTATGCTAATTGGGTTGTAATCTATACGTGACTGAGAAATTCGTTTCTTATTGTATTGATTAAGTACTTCTGTATCAATAGACATAGACGGCATTGTAACCGTCTTGACCATTGTTGTAACTATATCTTTATCGTTTTCAGATAGGAATTTTTCAACGAATCTTCGAACATCAGGATGTTGATTGAAATTAATACGTAAGAAAAACTCAAACTTATGCCGAGGAGTTCCGTTACTAAGGTCTGCCTTATTAAACCCATACGCATTTGCGGCATGGCGTGAATCACGTAAATGTACGTTCTGATCGAATATGCCGCCAAAGATTCCTTCGAAATTCTTGGCCAATGTATTATCCTATTGAAGTACCGCCAGTGAAGCCGTCTAATATATTAGGGAATGGATCGCCGCCAACTGTAGTACCGTCATTATCGTTCGGACCACTTAATAGTGTTGCGTTATCGTAACGTACCGTCATGTTGATACGCATGATTTCGCCACCATTTTCGTAGTTAAACTCGTTATTAACAACACTCGTCAAGAAACAACCATCTAGCTGCCAGCTTTCTAGTTCTTCGCCATTCGTGCCGTCAAGTGTATGAACTTGCATACCAAACTTATAGTTTGTACCAGCTACAGGACCAATTTGTTCAAAGTGATTAAGCTGTCGCTGCACTTGTGAATGAACTGCTGAAGTTGTAGCATTTGTGATGTCATCTCTCAAGATTACATCAATTGTCTGCCATTCATGTTTGCCCATTGCATATGCAATTGAGTTGTAAGAATGAACAGGAACTTCTGTGTAAGTTAGTCCTGGGCGTTGAACAGAAACAACATTTGCTGTCAATTCGCGTAGATTATTGTTAGTGCCGAAGTTTTGAAAGATAATACGAAAGCGATACATCAGCTTAGGCTGAAGCATTCCTAACTTATTGCCGTCTATTGGGACACCAAATTTACTTAAATCTGCCATTTATAATGTTCTCCTCTGAACAAGTTGATACACTTATTTATCACTTTCGCGGATTTATTTTCCTCCAGCCAAAAAAATACGCCGCGAACGACGTATTTCTCATGTGGATCCTTTTTCTCTTATAGATTCAAGTCTGCACCCGTGTTCTGAATACGAATTGGAATGAAGATGAACTCAATAGATTTCACTGGTTGTACAGCTATATCAATCCAAAGCTCGTTTCGATCAATACGTGCTGGTGTGTTGTTACTTTCGTCAACAACTACCAAGAAGTCTGTAAGACCACGTAGAGTTACTAGTTCTGCTAGGAATGCGTCAAACGATTCCTTAACAGCATCGCGTGTAACTCGATCATTTGGCTCAAACAAGAACGGTTGTCCTAGCTGATCTGCTTGATAACGAATGTGATTGATTAGGCGTGCTACGTTAACACGATCTAACGCTGATGCTGTAGCTTGTCGTGTCTTTTGACCATATACAACTAGACCTCTGTTAGGAATACTTGCAATTGGGTTAACATTGTTAAGCTGTAACGTGTCGCGTTGACCTTGATTCAGTGAACTAGCTACAAATTCGTCTGAGCTATTTAGATAGCCGACAGATGTTGCGTTGTTTACTGTGCCGCGTGTGAAACCTGCGGGAGCGAACCAAGGATAAGAGACTTGATCGTTGAACGCCATCGTGCGTAGAATCATATGACTTGGTGGTACAACTACTTCGCTGCCGTCTACGTTAGTAGAAAGTCCACTTGGGTAGTAAACACCTAAGTTTGAATCTGCGCTTACAAGACCAACGTCGCCATTGCCTGCTGCGCCAGCACTATTAGAACTCCATGCTTGAAGACTTGTTGTGCTATCACTCAAGTTGAATGGTGAATCACCTAGTACAAATGCTTGCTCTTTACGATCAACATTTAGTGTTATCATTTCGTCAATTAGCTCTGGGAAACCAGGAGCAGCAATCAAGTTGTAAAAGATTGTATCATCACGTACTTCTTCATTGCTAATAATTACTGATGAGATTGCGTCAGCAACAACCTTACGTTGTGCATCTTGACCTGCAATTAAACTGCCGTCTACTGCGTTACCGCTTGCGCTAACCCAGCGATCAACCGCAACTACACCTAGTGCATCACTGAATGTTGCGCTTAGTGTCCACTGCTTAACGTTACGACCACTGTAGCGAGTGTTGAACAATAATGTTCCCACTGGATACAATAGTGCGTCTGGACTGTCAAAATCTAAATCAGGATCGCCTGCTTCAGCACCGTTATTAATACCGGCGCCGCTGCCTGCTGTTACTGGTGCTGGCCTTGCATCTGCAAAAACAATACCTAGTGCTGATGTTTGGTCAGTGTTATCAATTAGTACCCATGCATCAACAGTTAAATCTGTCCAACGATAAATGACAGGATAGCTACCCGAAGCATCTGTATCTAGCCAT